AAGAATTGTCAATTTCACCAAATGAAGTATTTTCATAATTATATTTCATTTTTACATTATTTGTAGGAGCCCAAGTTTTACCTTGTAAATCATCTAAATAATCACCATTTTTATATTGTCCCCATATAATTACACCGTCACTTTTAACGGCTGTGAAAGTATTATTATTGCAAAAAATATCTAAAACACCTGAATTTAAAGAAGTATTGCTCATTCCGACAGTTGTTGCAGGTGTGTTATCGCCAGTTATAGACCCGCCTCTTGTTGGATTACCCCAAACTACTACACTACCATTACTTTTTAATGCCGCAGCAGCACCGTCAAAATTTATTAAGACTTTTGTAACATCAATCAACTGGTTTGAAACATCGTATGAATTGGCAGCTTTATTTGAATCTTGTCTACCCACACCCCACGTTACTACTTTACCGTCATTTAATAAAGCAGCATAACAATAATATCCTGTTTTAACCATTTTTACATTGGATAAATCACCATAAACAGGTGTATTTGCTGGATAACCATTATCAGTTCCATATATACCACAATCTTCAGCATTCCAATCAGAGTTGCCATATTTAGAATGACCATCCGAACTTTTCGACCCAGAATAATTTGAAAATCTAACAGCTGGTAAAAGATAACCATCGCTCATAAGCATAAACTGTCCATAATATTTTTTTATTGTTCGTTTAGAATTAGGCGATTCATTATATATATCTATATCATTTACTGTATTATTTAAAGCACCATCCAAAATATTTATATTTGAACCTGACTCATATGGATTAGTTTTATTTATAGGGGGGTCATAATATCCACCCCGCCATTGTTTATATGAAAGTAAAGCACAATAATCTTCTGTAATTTGTAAATAAAGGTCTCTAAATGTAAGAACTTTAACGGTTGGCTTAAAATATTGACTTTCTGTATCATATGAAATAGAATAATGCGGAGACATTTTACGTCTCATCGAATTTGTATCATTTTCTATTGCCATAAGAATCATAAATTGTCCTTTATCATTCAATATATAATATTTATCATCATTTGTTACCATACCAGAAACACCAATATCAATGACATTTCCTACATAATTTTTTACCGAACCGTTATCATCTAAACAATTAGATAAAGCAAAGTTGGCACTATTTATAGCATTAGATGGACCATTCCATACAATACTTTTTTTACGTTTAGAATCACTAGTTGATGTAGATAACATAGCTATTTTACCATCTGCTCTTAACATTAAAATAGTAGTTGGTCCTGTTACTATTTTTATTATTTTTGAAAAATTTGCATCCGTAGAATCCATTAATCTTTTACCATAATCACCTCTTAAAGAATAATAATTTTTATTCGCGATAGATTGCGATGAATAACCATCATTTCCCCACAAAGCAACACTACCATCACTCCTTAAAAGTGTTGCTATACCGCCGGGTGTATAAATATCTATGACATCTCGAATAGCATTTAAATCATTTGACAATGTTCCACTGTTATACCAAAAATTATGAGAGTTATTTAAAGGGAAGTCCGCGTTTGAAGAAGTATTACCAACAGAGCCATCTGTTTTACAATATAATATGTTATAACCAGCAGCGACGCAAAAAGATACATCTATTATTCTGTCAGAAGAAGATGCTGTACCATCATCATCTCCAGGAGGAAGATAGCTAGTAGAAGAAACTCCCCATTTATATAATTTACCGTCGCTGGCAACCCCAGCAAAACCACCACTATACCAATCACTCTTACCGGGTATAATTGGTATTTTTGTATTATTATTAAATACAGATGTTAGGGTTGGTCCGGTTGGATTTAAGGCTGGATTTGTATTCCTACCGTCGCCTATACCACCAAATACTAACGGCATGTAGTTAATTGTAGCTGTATCATTATCTTTAAAAGGTCCAGCTGGGTTTGATTCTATAATATATGTTTTACTATTTGTTTCCGTAATAAATAAATTTGTACTGTTAGTAGTATTTGAAACATAATATACACCACAATTATTTGTATCTGTTCCGGTTCTTTCAACTTTTAAAACTGTTACACCATCGCTTAATGTAATATTTGCTTGTGTATTATCTTCTAATCCAGCATAGAACCCCTTTGTATTTGTAGTATCTGTTGTTAAACTTATATTTACAGTATTATTATCATTTAAAGGATTAAACACTTTAAAATTTGTTTTAATATATTCACTACCAAAACCTAAATTAGTGCTAGAAGTTTCTAAATTTTTTTCTGTTGGATTTGATGTAAATACAGTTCTTAACATTTGATGACGTCTTAAATTTTTTTGATTTTGTTTTTCTTCATCATTGGAACCAATTAAACCCGAATAAAGTGTCCCCGGTAAAGTTATTCCACCATCAATTGTTTGAGATTCAATGGAATCTAAATTTGCCTTGGATATACCATTATTGATAGGCATAGGATTATATAAACTTCCTACATTTAAATCGTTATTTGAACTATCAAAAACATAAACACTTTGTGCTGTAAAATTTCCGGGTGTAAAAGTTACAAAAGCACTTGAAGTTCCGGGTGTTCCATATCCTATAGAATTTAAAACATTAGTAGAATTAGAATTACTAAATCTTAATTTATAATTTTCATTAGATGAATCAGAAACATCAAATTTATAATTTTTATCATACTCAAAAATGGGTTTTATGGTACTGTTATTAAATAAGAATTTTGAATCACTATTAACAGTAACAGTTATATTTGTATATTTTTTTTTACTACCTTTTGTTATAAAACCATTTGCATGAAAAATTATTTCTGTTCCTTCTATTTCAACTTTATCATTATTAACAAAATAACCTGTATTAGTTGTTGAATTAAAATTACTAGCACTTGTATTTACATTGAGTGTTCCAAAATTAGAAGAAATATCATATCGCGCATCACTCGAACTGTCAGTAATTCTTCTAATAGTAAATTCAATGCCCGGTGTTAGTGTAGGTAAATGACTAGTAGTGCTTAAATAAGGCGCTCCTATTTTATCACCTGCATTTAAAAGAATATTATCACTTAAATCTTGCATATTAACGTACAAAGAATCATTAAATAATATTTTGTTCAATGCAAGTGCTGATGATAATACTGTTTCTCCTGATATAGACATACCTCTAAATTCTTTTGTTGTATTAACAACATTCATATTAATACCATAAGCTAAAGGATTATTTATACCTATATTTGATTTATCATAACCTAATTTATCTTTATTTATAAATAAACTGTTTGTTGGAAGAGTAGTAAAAAGGGATTCTAAAATTGCAGATTTTTTTGAATCCGTATTCATTGTAATACTATTTAAACTTGCATCTAATAATTTTTTATTAACAGGAACATTGACATATTTGGAAACAATGTTTTTTTCAGTTGTGCCACCGAAAGCAGTCTCAATGGCTGTAAATTCAGAGGGGGTCGTTGTTGGATTATATAAACTACCCATGGCGAAACCATTTGTTTCACAATAAATATATGTGTATTTATTTGATTTATAATATCGCATAAAAGAATTTGTTTCACCGGGTGTTAAATATTGAATACAATTTTCATTTCTGGATATATCAGGTGAGTTAGAAACCGCTATTTTATTATTTGTATTGGAAGAGTCACTCGTGTCAAATATATACGAATATCCATTCTTAAATGTATAACTACCTGTGTCACTATTAAAAACAAATTTATTATCTCCACTAATATTTTGAACTGTAACTTTTATAACAATACTATTTCCAAAATTATATTCATTTTTATATTTATATTTATAATTTTTCATGATATGTGATTTTCCCCATGAAGCATGTGTGTCAGTATCATGAATACCAAATATATTATTTGATGATGTTTTACCTATTAAATTGTGTGACATATCTACCAAAGACATACCGTTGTCTTTAGTATGCGTTAGTAAAACATTTCCTTTATAATATTTATATGATAATTTTGAATTTCCCCAATAAACAATTGTTTCTTTTATACCATCGTCAATAATAGCAACATATCCTCCTTCATATGTTACATTACTTCCTCCTATGCTATTTGCCACACAATAAACTGGAAAAATATTTTTAACATTTTTTAATGTTGTTTCAAAACCATCTCCATTTAAAACACATCCACCTTTACCATTTCCACCATTTGAATATATACCATTAATACCATAATATATATCATTGTAATCACAACCAGCAAGTGTCATAAATTCAATATATCCTATTTTATTATTAATTGAGTCATAACCCCCTTTTATACAGACTAACGTATTATCGTATTTTAAAGCACACCAACTGTTACCATTCGAAAATAATTCTTTTACATTTTCTAATTTACCACCGACTGATTCACCAATATCAATAAGAGTTCCATCTTGTTTATAAGACCATAAAATAACCTCATTTGTAGTAGTTATAAAACCAAAGCCAGCATATGTTCCCACGTAAATATCTTTTATATTTGGTATTAAATATGTTTGCCTTTTTGTACTAATAGCGGGTCCTTTTTTTGTTATAGAATCAATATAAGAATTTGGAAATAAATTTAAATTTATATCTGTACCTACATTTGGAACAAGTATAGCAGTATTATCATTTCTTAAAAATGCAAAAGATTCGTATCTAGTTGCAACCATTTTTATTACATTAGCACTAATATCATTTTTTAATTCATTAGTTGTATCAACGAATATATCTGTTGGATGCACTGATTTATAATATGAACCTTGGTTTATTCCAAATAATATTACACCACCAGACGAGTCTAATAATGCGGTTGATGAAGTACTTGTAACACCATCTACGAATTTTCTACTTCTTAATTGGTCAAAAACACTTGTTGTTACGATATTTGTATCATCTTTTTCATATGTTCCACTTCTTGGACCATATACATAAGTTACACCCCACCATGCAACGGTACCATTATTTAATATGACTGTTGCAAAAGAACCATTTATGAAAACTTTACTTACGGGTGGTAAATTATCAACAGTATAATTTTGATAAAAATTTCCATTATAATTTGGGTAAGTACCTGTAGTTAATATTTTACCACTAATACCATGATCTTCACTGGTGATATCAACCGCAGATTGGTTTCTAGAATCAGCAAAAGTTAGTTTTTTAAATTGTGTATTATACACATATGTTTTTCCGAAAGTAAGTATTTTTCCTTTATTGTTTATACCAACAACTGTTATTTTAGCTGAATTAAAATAATCTGAAGCACCAATAAATATTTGATGTAAATTTTCAAATATAACACCAGTAATGGGTGCATTACCATTTTCATCAAGTAGTGGCGAGTCGTACGCCCCACTACCACTTAATCCATCCCCAATTATAATAAAACTATTATTTTTTTTTCTCAATATACAAATATCTTTATAGTGTGTAAATGATTGGATATCTATGATGCCATTTAATTGTTGGCCGAAATTGTAATATAAGGAATTTTGTGTTTCGTTATTATAATGTGTTAAATATAAAGTTTTACGGAAAATATTAAGACCACCGCCCACACCACCCCATATAACAACGGTACCGTCATCTTTTAGAGCTATAAAAGAATTATTTGTACTGCATATTTTAATTACACCACTATCTAGATTTTTTCCTGTTGTAGAAAAATCACTATAACCAAAACAATGAACTTTACCATTGCTATCTAAATAAGCAACGGCCGCAGCTGAATCACTTGCACCAGCAATAACTACATTCTGATAATTTTTACTTGAAATATGTGATAAATTATTACAACCAAAACCACCAAAAAAGAAAGAATGCGTATTAATAATGATTTGGTCTCCATCTTCATATTCTCCCAATTTAAACGATACTGTACCAAATTCTATTGTTCCGGAATATCTACCATAAACTATCATTTTTCCTTCTAAAACTTCAACATTATATTTGCCATTTAATCCTTTTGCGGTAGTTCTCGTTACTTTAAAAGATACATTATCATCCATATCAACAGTTATATTATCACTCAAATCTGATAAATTACTATATACTGATTGATTTGTTGAAATATCACTTGTTGCGTCAGATTTTGCATTTATCGTTTCATTAGATTTAAATACTTTTGTTTTATTTTTTGTTAATTTTTCTTTTAATCCAATAATTGAAGGATTTATATTAAAACTAACGTCAGTAATATTTGAGAAAATTTTGTCTAAAACAACATGTCTTTCCATATCATTGATAATATTAATATCATTTAAATTATCTTCGGTTATTTCACCATTTGTTAATGTTCTAACAGCGTTTATTTTTTCAAGCTTGGATTGAGAATAATTATTAATAAATAGTTTATCATCATAAGATATTGATTGTTTTAAAGGTCTATTATATGAAGAATTATTGAAATTATAATTATTATATTGTCGTAAATTATTTTTTTTTACATTATGAATAGAGGTTGAAGAACCATACATTCTATTTAATAAAGCATTTTTTTTCATTTTATTTGAAACTTTCGTTGTTCCGCCACCATGTTCCGTTTTACCCCACGTAATAATTGTATTATTATTCGTTAAAGCTGTAAAAGTTTGATTAGAAGTATAAACTGCTTTTACGTTACTTATGTCTACAGGTGTTGTACCACCATAATCAACATGACCCCAACATTTTAGTGTTCCGTCGTTTTTTAATGCGCAAAAAGCACCGTCATTTGAAAAAACATCTTTAATTGATGATATATGAGATAGACTCATCGATTTATATAATATAAAATTTTATTTTATTTTATTTTAAATAATATAAAATTTTCTAAATACTTTTAAGCGATTTCTCCACCATATGAAGAATCGCCCCAACTGATAACTTCGCTATTTGTTTTTAATAAACTAAAGCCATTATTAGTTGTTGCATATACTTTTAAAGTTGAATCTGTTATATCTGGCGTTTCAGCCCCCTTATTTTTCTCTCCAAGTCCAACAATTCTTCCATTAAATTTAATACCAATCATTACATCTTTCGAATAAACAATATTTTTAATATCTGTAAATGTTGAAATATCATTATTAAATAATGTGGAATTTCTTGATATATCTCCCCAGTAAATACAAGAATTATCTTTCTTTAATCCTATTGCAAATTTATCATTTAAAAATACATCTGCTATTTCTGTGGCTGTCCCACCATATAATTTATATCGAGTATCATTATTACTTATATCACCACCATTATTAGCATTTCCAATTGTTACTACAGTCCCATCGTATTTCAATGCTATTAAAACCTTACCATTAACAAAAACTTCTTTTACACCAGATGTTAATTTTGAAACTTGTGAAGAAAAATTATTAATTATTCTATTTGTTGGATTTTCATCACTACCCCAAATATAGAGAGAATTATTATACTTTAATGCTGCAAAACATTTATTGGAAGCAAATATATCAACGATACCACTTAAATTTTCTAAATTATTACTAGATACATTGCCTGATAAATCCCAAGTATTACTTGAGTTATGCCATGCTACAACTTTTCCATCCGCTTTCAATGCAACAACCATACCATCACTACCTGATATTATTTTTTTTACATTATTTAAATTAGTAGGTTTATTTGTTTCATATATTGCATTATTTTTCCAAGTAGTAGTGGTTCCGTCAGCTTTTAATGCTATCATAATACCTCCTCCAGTGATTATTTCTTTAACATTTTTTAGATTATTTGATATATTAGTAGTTAAACCACCAAAGGCAGTGTTACCCCATGTATCGACTGAACCATCTATATTTATTAAAGCGTTACTTTCAGCATTAGAAGTAAAACTGTAATCATTTATTTTTTTAGTATCGGTATTTATGCCAAATTCAGATAAAATATTATTTTTTCTATATGGTTCTGTAAATTCATTAATTTCTTGTAAATTTGAAGAAATTGTTATATCTGTAGAAGGACCGCCTAAAGAACCAAAATTACTATTTCCCCAATTATACATTGTTCCATCTTCTTTTAATCCAGAAAATGAACCACTGTTTGAAAAAACATGCGTAAAATTAGTATGTCCTAATAAATCTGTTTGTTTTCCACCATATGAATCATCCCCCCAGACAACCATATCACCGTTTTCTTTTATAGCTGAAAAAGCTTTATCTGTTGCTGAAATATTTTTAAATTTATTTTTTTCTACAACAGTTGTTTCTGTCAATTTTGTTATAGAATTTGTCATTAGTACATCAGGGGTTCTCATAGTTCCAGGTAAATGAACATGACCTTCTTTATAGTTCGCATTCCATGAAGCATAAGAATTGTTTCCTTTATACCAAGAACTTCTATTACTATTGCCAAAAAACGCAACGCTTCCGTCAGATTTTATCCCTACAAAAATACCATAATACTCACCACCTTTTATATCAACAAAATTTCTTGCATTTTTTAACTCCGTTGCCGTCATACTACCTTTAACTTCCGTTGTAGAAATCCCCCAAACTATTATTGCACCATCACTTCTTAATCCCGCAAAACCCTGGGCCATAGTATATGCCCATGTTTCCATACAATATAATTTTTTATTGCTAACACTATTTGTTATTTTTACAAAACTATGCATATCACTTATATCCATATCCTTAACCAGTCCGTGTCCATCTGTTGTATTATATTGATTGCCTCCTTTACTTTGATTACCCCAACATAAAACGGTCCCATCACTTTTTAAAGCACAAAAAGCATTTAAATTCGAGGATATACTTATTACACCGCTTCCAGAATTTAATAAAGAACCATCAACATTACCACTAGTATTTCTTACACCGTATGTTCCATCAGCCTTATCACCTCCTGCAGAATTAGTACCCCATGTTATTACTTCGCCATTTGTTTTTAATGCTGCACAAGCGTTTGTTGTAAAATGAACACTAGAAACATTTGTTAAGGTAGCTAATTTCGTATTATCTATCTTTGTTGTATTCATAAAGTCCCCCCATCCATATAATTTATTATCATTTTTTAATATAAAAAAGGTATTGTTTCTGACAAAAATTTCTTTTATATGTGAATCTAATAGTTTTAAATCAATAGTTCCGGAATGATTTCTAATACCCCTGGTGCTATGAGAAGGATTTCCATTCGTAGTATGCCCCCAATAAGCACAAACCTTTTTAAAACCATAACCATCATTTTTTAAAGCGAGACATGAATCGTTATTATAATAAACATCTGTTACACCACTACTTACTTCAGCTTCAAATGCGGAACTATCTGTTAAATTTGCCTGAAAAGAGGTCAGACCCAAATTTTGCCAATTATTCCCATGATACCTACCGTAGATACCCCAAGTATATAATTTACCAGTTTTGCTAATTGCAGCCATTGCACTTCTATTACTAGTTATACTTGAAATGTCCGTAATTTCTTCATATTTATGACTATAATTCCCACCATAATTTGAATGTCCCCAAGTTTTTATTTTACCATCAAAGCTTAAAGCACAAAAAGCTTTATCTGTTTTAACAATATCTTTTATGTTTGAACTCAAAAAAGTTTTTAAATTTGAACTATTTCCACCAGAATGTACGATATTTGTACCTGCTGAATCTCCCCATGTTATAACTGAATTATTATTTTTCAAAATACAAATAGCTTCATCATTTATTATTATTTTTTTTATACCACTCATAATATCTGAAACTTTATGATTTTTTAAACCTTGAGTTGAGTGTGTTGGATCGGGATAACCACTATTCCAACTTGACGAATATCCACCACTTTTTGTTATTAAAATTATACCCATTTTTGTAATTTTAACATAATCATCAATATCGTATTTTGATTTATTACTTAAATTTTTATATGTTTTTATATTTTTAGTATAATTTCCACCATTATTAGTATCACCCCACGCAATAATTGTTTTATCATTTTTTAAAGCACTAAATGCAGTTTTTGTAGAAAAAACTTTATTTATATCAGAAACTGATAATGTTTTTTTTACTCTTGTTATATTAATTGGATTATAATGACTTCCCATACCAGTTCCATGTGTTTTGCAAAATACATAAATATCAGTATTATTTGGGTCATTGTTTTTAAATGTCACATACGCACCAGCACTACCAGCCGTTCGATATCTATTAACATTATATTCAGTAGTATTATTATCTTTACTAAATGATAATGGATGATTTGAATTACTAGAATGACTAACATCAAATTTATAATATATATTATGACTGATATCCGGGGTTACACCATCATTACCATTAAATACAAATTTACTAGATACAATCGTTACAACAATAGTTTCAATATCAAAATATATTTTTTTGTGTTTTTTTCCTGCATCCAATCCTTTTTCAACGCTATAAGGATATAATTCTTCGCGTTCAATATCAGTATTATGAAGAATTGTATACGCTCCTGTTGAACCGGGTGTTCCATAACACGTGGTAGAATCTTCAATTAATTCACCAGTAATATAGCATGCGCTAAATTTTAAAGTATTTCCAGCATTAGAAGAATCTGATTGGTCAAATTTATATCTTACACCACATTTTAAACTTGGATAACTTACATCAAAAGTATTTTCTAATTTAATTATACCATTATATATAGATATTGCTAGTTTATAATTAGATGGGTCAGAGGATACATCTGTATCCTCATAAACGTTAGCACCATCATGTCCTTCCAAAGTCATTTTATTACTTAATAGTTTTAATGTTAATGTTTTTTCTTCTGTTTTTATCCACGCTGGATTATTTATGTAATAATGTGGACAATCATCTTGACTAAAAATATTAGCATGTCTATAAGAGGTATAATCTTTTCCCCCACTCGTATATATAAATCCAATTCTTATGTAAGTATTACCATTACTACCTAAACACCAAGAGTCTTTTAATGTTTTAAATGTAAATGTATGGTCCGTTGCATTATTAAATTCTTTATCTGAAATATAAACAATATCATCATATTGATTTTTAGTATTGAAAAAATAAAAGTCTTTATTAATATTTATCCCAGCTTCCTTTTGCGTTTCATTATTTATAAAAAATAAATTAGCAGAACTATCATTGTATCCAGAAAATTTAAAAATATCATTCGCATCTGCTGTAACGGATATATCTACAGTGTCATCTTCATCTTCTGTATATATATATGTAGTTGGTTTTGTTCCACCATTTATTGAATTACCCCAACAAATAGCTTCACCATCATAAGTTATAGCTGTAAAAGCAGTATTTGTATTACTAATATAATCCACGTTACTTATATCAGTTGGAGTTGTCCCACCATTG